CTGGTCACAAGCTTTCTATGACGTGGGATCGAATAGTTGATATATTTAGTTCAGGTATTGATAAGATTGTTAGTGACAACTTTGAAAACATTAAAAAGATACTTGATGCAATAGGTGACTGGTTAACTGATCCCGAAGTTATTGACGGCTTTAAGCACATCTTTGATGAGATGCGGAAGTTCTTTGAGGATAAGGACAATCGGGCTAAGTTTATTGAAGATCTAAAGTTAGTAGGGGAGGCGATAAAGGGTATTGTTTGGGTTGTTGGTAAGTTAATTGAAGGGTTTAAGTGGCTAAAAGATATAGTCGGTCCTGAATGGGCGGTGGCTATTGCTGCAGTCTTATTTATGTTTGGTCCTGCTATTGCGGGAGCTTTGATAAGTGGATTGCTTGGTGCACTATCAGCCGCTGCACTAGCGCCGATAGGTTTGGCGGTGGCTGGGGCAATAGCATCGGCGGTTGGCGGTTATCTTATTGGTGATGCTCTGCGCAAGGCGATTGAGAGCACCGAAATCGGCAAGCTGATCATGGACATGATCGCTCGAGCCATAACTGCCCCATTCCTGCCTACTAAGACAGGTGTTCAAATTTCACCTGAAATGGCAAAGCGAATTGAAGATGCACGCAGGAAGGGCCTAATAAAAGATCGAGGACCGGGCACTGGTAATGTAGAGAATCCTTATAGTGATTACGATACACCACAATATCAGCATGGCGGGATCGTTAACGCTAACCTGCATGATGGTGAGATGGTACTTCCTCGCAACATTAGCGAGGGACTACAACGAATGTTCGGTCCTCATCCAGATAATTTGCTTGAAAGTGGTGATCCCGGCCTTAGTTTTAAAGACTTCTTTGAAGAAGTTCAGCGTTGGTGGTCTGGTGATGCTTCTTTCCGTCCTATTGTCGATCTAGCTGACAGATTCTACGAAAGGATGTCCGAACTACTGATAAATGTTCTAGATCAGACTTTAAAGGCAATGGGCTATAAAGACGGTATCTATGGAGCAGCAGGTACTACCGGTGCCTCACCTGGTGCTGCGCCCGCTCCTGGTGGTCCCACTCCTGGTACACCTGGAACTCCGGGTTCCCCAACTGGTACACCTGGTGGTGGAGTTGAGTTCCCACCCGACTGGAAGCCTCCTGAAGGTACGCAAACAACATCGTCTGGAATGGAAATATCACATCCAGAACGCAACAACCCAGGCAATCTGCGGGTTGGAGGTGGTGATTGGTTAGGTAAGAATACTAGACCTGGACAGGCTTTTGAGAGTTTTGACACAATGGCGCATGGTATCCGTGCGCGCATCATTACTTACAATAGTTACTTTAAGAGAGGCTTAGATACGATTGCAAAGATTGCTGAGGCTTCTGGGCCCGGATTTGAAAACAACATGAAGGCCCAACTTGAAGCTTACAAAACAGCAATGGGTGGTGATTATAACAAACCGGGTGGTGAAAACCTACCGATACAATTAACACCAGAAAACCTACGGAAATTAACTATAGCCGGTATCAGTTTCGAGCATGGTGGTAAAGGAGTAAAGCTTCCCAAGGGTGCTGGTGAAAAAGAAATAAACGAAGAGATGCTGAAGTTGATGGAGGAGCAAAAAGCGAGTGGTGGAACTGGTGTTCCAGGTGGTCCTGGGGATCCAAATGCTGTCTACGGAGAAAGGATTACTCCACAGTTGAAAGCTTTGTTGGCGAAGGTTGCTGCCGATCAGGGCGTCAAATTTGGTGTCCATTCAGGTATTCGTCAACCAGGTGGTTCGGGTCGACATGACCCACGAGGAGGGATGGGTGCCGCTGACACGTACATTTACGACCAGAAAACCGGTCGTATGTTGAATCCAACAGATCCCAACGATTTTGCTCGGTTAGGTCAGATTGCGGAAGAAGCTTATCGACTTGGTGCGAAAGGTATTGGGGCTGGTGAAGGTTATATGGGTGGTAGATCATTACACATCGGTGGTACTGGCTATTCACCTACTGGCACAGCGTATTGGGGTACTGGTGAACATGAAGCAGGTGCAATGCCTTGGCTTAAAGAAGCGTATAGACGAAGCCAACAACGACAAGTGGCTGCCGCTACTAAAAAGGTAGCAGAAACTGCTAAAAAGGCAACGGACGCGGCTACTGGTAGGGACCGTACTGGACCGCTGGTTGAGGGTGGCAAAACCTACCCCGAAGGTGTCATGTCTCCCAGTGAACTTGAACAATGGCACAACGCGCAGCAAAAGGTATCGGAAGTTACAGGTACTAAGTTAGGTGGTGGTGCTGGTGGTGGTACATCAGGAAACAGACAGGTGGCAATGAATACAACTAACAACTATTACATCAATGGAGCCGGTGATCCTCATCATACACAAAAGTTAATTGATGAGTCTCATAAGAGGCGTGGTCATGAAGAACAACGTAACTCAAGAGCATTTTTAGCGTAGGTGAACATGGCTGACGATTCAAGTCAAGTAGCAAAGTTTCAAACTTCTAAACTAACTGCTCAAGCGGATAGTTGGACATCCCTGGCTGACCAAATGCAGCCGAGTAACGCACCTGGCTCGGCGCCTATATCTAAAGATGATAAGAATCATGATGCGCAATGGATGCGTAAACTGAGTTTTGTTTTGTATAGTCAGGGTTCGGGGGATGCGGCTAGTAATACTACTCGTCTGACAACCCCTACCGCAACACCTGCCACCGCCACTACAAGAACACCAACTACTCGCACTGATAGTACTACTCTTCCTGAGGTTAGTGTTAATGCTAAAGCAGATAGTGCTCAATCTAGTGATGATAAGAGTAAGACTTCAGGTGGGATTGATCTCTCAGCTCTGAGGGTCTTCTTTAACATTAAACAAGCGGACGCCAATACACCCGCGACACTTTGGGCGCGCGTGTATAACATGGCTCCCACAACAATGGCAAAGGTTATTCAGTTTACCAGGATACAAGTACAGGCTGGATACAAGTATGCAAACTTTGGTTTGATCTTTGATGGTACGGTGGTTCAATACAAGAAGGGTAAAGAAAATCCAACTGACACTTATTTTGAGATACATGCGGGTGATGGTGATCTAAGATACAACCGGGAAATAGTCACCACTCAGTACCCTGCAGGTACACAAGACTTAGTTCCCCTTAAGAATGCTGCCACGAAATTGGGTATCAGCATAAGTTATATTGATCCAGAGGTTGGTTTGGATAAATCCCAACGAGATACAACTGAAATTGCGGCTGCTAGAGACGTAATTCGACAATACATGGAAAAGAATGATGCTAAGTTCTTTATTGAGCATGGTAAGATTGTCATCCTTAAGAATAAGAATACCAGACCTGGTGCTCCTGTCATACTAACAACAAAGACTGGTCTTGTTAGTCTACCTGAGGTAACTCCTCAAGGTATTGAATGTAAGTGTCTGCTTAACCCGAATATTAAACTTGGTGGTACTATCAAGCTGGATACAAGTGTCCTCTCCGGTGTACCATTTACCCCAGGTTCTTCTGTTAAGGTTGATAAAAATGGTAATATTCAAGGTGATTCTACAGGTGGTATAATAAATCCTGTTGCGACTTTTGGTAAGCAAATGGAGTCAGCTTATTCCTCTCCAATTGGTTCTTATAAAGTTGTCTTGTTGGAGCATCAAGGAGACACTCGTGGTCTTCCTTGGTATTCCAATATAGTTGGTGTTGCACTTAATGATAAAGGAGAGACTATTCAAAATCCAGCTTCCGCAGCCAGTCGTGGTGCCCCAGAAACCTATGGTCCGAAACAACCCACGCCTACCCCTACGCCTACCCCTACCCCTACTAGAACACCAACACCGGGATGGTCACCAACATTAGTTGCATCAAACCGGAGGTGAAAGAATGAGAACTCGGGAGCGTCAGCGTAATCGTAGACAACAAGATACTTATATGGAAGTATTACCACCTCATCCACGTCGGTATGGGGTGAGCCTTTATGAGCTTGCTCGTCCACCAGAGGGTGGTGATGATACCGGTTTAGTCGGGCAGGGTGATGCTGCATCCAACGCCCAAACTATTACTACTTCTTCGGGCGGAGACTTTGGTGGCGGTGGAGACGATTTTGGAGGCGGTGGTCAACTAACTCCACAACCTTCTGCTGCTACAAGTGTTCAACCACAAAATCTTTATGGTAACTGGACTCCAGCATTGTTTATGCCACATAGACGCTCTATCGGTGGAATCATTGCTGAAGTGACAATTGAAGAAAATGGTACGGATGATGTTACGATAACCGAGCACCCGGTGGAGCAGGGCGCACCAATTGCTGACCATGCGTTTAAGAGGCCCTCTACGGTTACCATAAAGGCAGGATGGAGTGTCCGTGGGTCATATGACCTCTCCGCAGAAAGCGGTGTGTACGGGCTTCTACTAAGCTGGCAGGCTGCGCTTCGGCCCTTCGATGTCATTACCGGGAAGCGTAAGTATACCAACATGCTGATAGAGCGTTTATCTGTCATTACAGATGAGAAGTCTGAATATGCGTTAATGGCTGATATTGTATGTAGGCAGGTGATTATTGTTGCAACAGCATCAAGCAACGTACAAACAGCATCTCAGTCTCCTTCTGATCAGAAGGAACCTGAGAAGACATCCCAACCAGAAACGAAAGGTGATCAACCAACGCGCGATATTGGTGATGGTGGGATGATTGAGCAGAGCTACCCGACGACCGCTACGCCGGTCACTGGCCCCGAGAGCCCGCCCGAGGGCGGCAACGACAGCGTCTTGCAGCCCGAGGGGCAGAAGGTCGAAAGCACCATCACCGGGCAGCCGATCGGCAGAGCCGAGGGGACCGACTCGCCACTAATCGGTCCCGGCCAGACCGGCACCGGCTCTACCGCGCTGCCGGGGAACGCCAATGAGACGCAACTCAACGAAAAGGGCATGACGACCAGAACTGACAGCAGCGGAAATTTCCTCAGCGTCAGCGCGCCATTAGCACCAAAGCAACAGAGGAGTTCAGTGTGGCAACGAACGTCGAGATCCCCACACGGTCAGGTCGTCCTTTCTCCGAGCGCGTTACGATACTTGGCATTGTCTACACGTTAACATTCAAATGGAACACGGTAATATCTTGTTGGACCGTGGATTTTGATGACGAAACTGGTACTAGAATGGTATTACATGGGATGCCTTTACTGACTGGTGCTGATATGCTTGAACAGTTTGGTTATATGCCTCTAGGGGATCAGGCGATACTAACCGTTATGAGTATCGGTCCTGATGTCTCACCCGACGAGGTACCGAACTTTAATAATTTAGGTTCAGAGGGTCATCTCTACTTGACTACACCATAGGACTAAACAATGTCAAGTCCGTTTTATCACACCGAACGGTATGAGGATTTTCAGGAGAATGACCGTCTCCGAAAGCAGGCTGATAGAGCTGATTTATGGACTTCTTTACCTGTTGTTATTGGTGAACATCAGGCGGCTCAGAATACGGTAACAATTGATCCTGCACTAAAACTAGCCTATGTAAATGATAAGGGTGTAATTGAATGGAAACAGATTCCAACAATCAAGTCCTCACCCCTACTCTATTTGGGTGGTGGTGGGATGCACATTACCATCCCTGTAGCAAAGGGAGATGAAGGACTAGCGATCTTTGCTTCTCGTGGAATTGACGCTTGGTGGGCAAATGGAGGTGTTCAGAATCAAGATCAGAATAGGACTCATCATTTAACTGATGCTTTTGTTATTCCTGGTTTTCACTCTCAGCCTAACAAACTAAAGGATGTCGATACCACATCTATGCAGATGAGGACGACGGACGGCAAGACTAATTTCAACTTTAATCCGACTAGTGGCGGGTCAATGACTATGACCGCCCCTAATAATCCAACTACAATACAGGGGAAAGCGTTTAATACTACTGTTGATTCTTCTAATCATAACGTGGCAAATGGAGTCGCATACAATACACCTTCTATTCGAGCCAGTGGCTTTATTGATGCCAAAGGTGGTTTCTTTGTTAATGGGCACCCAATTGGTACAGGTGGCGGTGGAGGTGGTACAGGTGGTGGAGGGGCGATTATTAGTCCTATCCCACCTGTTGTACCCGATGCAGGTACTTTCTGGTGGGATCCAATTGGTGGGCAACTCTACGTCTGGTATGACGATGGTAATTCCGCACAATGGGTTGCTGCTACAAATATGCCAGGTCCGCAAGGACCACCTGGACCTGTTGGTAGTGGTACTATTACCGGTGTCATTGCAGGTATTGGCCTCTCCGGTGGTGGTACTAATGATATTGTCACTATTGATATGGATACTCCTGTCGCTATTTCTCTTGGTGGTACAGGAGCATCAGCACCGGTAGGCGCCTTAGCTAATCTTGGTGGATTGCCTATTGCTGGTGGGACGATGCAAGGGTTCTTGACCCTTTCCGCTGCACCAGCCCAGCCTCTACACGCAGCAACAAGAACCTATGTAGATACCGCTGTTTCACTTCTAGCACCAGTAAATAGTCCTCAGTTCACAGGCATTCCTAGGGTTCCGACAGCCCCTACCGCTACTAATGATACCACTATTGCTTCTACTGCCTTTGTCAAGGTACAGCCGATCACATTTATTGGCGATATAGCGGGTTCTGGTACTCTTGGTAGTACCAATATCAATATTACCAATGTTGGTTTGCAAGGTCGTCCTGTTGCTATAACAGCACCAACCACTAATCAAGTACTACAATGGTCAGGTACCGCATGGGCACCTGCTGCTGTTGCTGGTACGGGTACAGTGACCACCATCAATGTTGGTGTTGGTCTTACAGGCGGTCCAATAATTAACATAGTTGGTACTATTGCACTAGCTGTTCCTGTTGCTGTTACCAATGGTGGTACAGGTATTGCTTCAGGTAATGCTGGTGGGTTTGTATACTTTAGTAATGCCAACACTATTTCTTCTACAACAAATTGGACTATCGCTGGTGGGCAGATTGTAGGGGATTCCGGTAGTTCTATTACTGTAGGTGGATTAACAAGTCAAGGTCCTGGGACTGTTAATGCTGTTGGTCTTTACATAAATGGTGTGCCAGTTGGAACAAATTCCTTGTCTCTAACTGGTGGTACACTAACTGGTAGTTTAGGGATCAACGGTAGTGGTAGTATGCTTCTCTTTGGCAATCCAGGACTTGGTTTGCCAACAGTTATTTCTAGATCGATTGGAACTAGGATCGTCTTGTGGAATGGTTTATCCACTACCGAGGTTGATTATGCTATCGGGATGGATGGTGGTACTCAATGGTTTTCAGTTCCCAACAATACAACTGCTAGATTTAGGTGGTTTGGTGGCACCTCTGAAGCAATGTCGCTTGGTGGTAATGGGGTGTTGTCGACCACGGGCGTCATCACTGCGCCAGTGATGTTGGTCATGAGTGCTACCGGAGGCGGTCCCGTTGCTACTAACGGCATTGCCGTGAAAATCCCCAGCGGCGGCGAGGTCAACCTTATTCCTGGCAGTTCAGTCAATACCGGCTACATCGAGTGGAGACTGCCCAACGCAGCGGTGGGAGCCGGTGCCCGTCTTGCCTATCTCGGTTGGAACTCTGGTACGACGTTTGGCTTGCAACTGGACACGGCGACTGTCTTCGCCATCAGTGGGACAGTCACAGCGCCCACCTTTGTTGGAGCCTTGACCGGCCAAGCTTCGCTCAACTTGCCTCTAACTGGTGGGACGCTCACCGGAAATTTGAACACCGTTGGACAGACCAATAACGGCTGGTTCTATACCGGAATTAACTCGCCAGCTTACCCGACTAGCTTTGGTGGTCTCGCAATTTCATGGAACTTTAACGTAGGACAGGGTGACGTAGATTTCTGGAATTGTTACACCAGTGGTAGCGGTTACACTTCATTCTTTTGGTATCAACTGACGACTGCTGGCTCAGCAGCAACAAAAGTGATGCAGGTTGGTCCAAGCGGTCTTCTGGTTCCATCTACGTTTCTAAAAACCGGTGGTGGGGCGAGCTACCGCATGTCGCCCAACGCCAACAACACCGGCATCGGCTCGTTTTGGTACACCGACACCAGCACCATGTACTTGTTGCTGACCGCGAATAATGACGCTTGGGGTAGCTTCAACGGGCTGCGTCCTTTCGCGGTGGACCTCGCCACTGGCGTCGCGACATTCGGTCACCGGGTGACATTCAACCAAGGCGTGACGATCAGCGGTATCGGCCTCAACGCCTTGACTGTGACTGGCTGGAACATCGTCCTGCAAAACAGTGCGTCCAACAATTACATCATGGCGCAGAACTCCGGCGGTTCCAACGTCAAGATATACGATGACGGCAACAGCCACATCGAAGCTAGTGCCCAGCTTTGGATTAACAACGCCACCGGAGCTTATACTCAGATCGGCGGCGGGATGACTGTTGCCGGTGCGGTGCAAATCAACGGCGCCTCCAACACAAACGGAAACGCCACCTGTCAGGGGAACATCTACACCAACAGCATCGTGATGAACAACACTTGCTTACTGTATGGCAGGGACACTGCCGGAACTCAGCAGTGGTTGATCGGATGTTGGAACGATAACACTATCTATGTCGGTGACAATTCCCGCACATTGCATCTGCGCGGCTCAGTAAACGTATTCGATAACCAAGTTCAATGCCCCACCATCACTGTTGGGGGCCTCCTTTGGCAGAACTACAACAGCGGCTGGTGGTGGACCGGAAGCCCGATCCACACCGACAGCGCGGTTCAGGCTGGTTTATGGATAACCGCCGGAACTGACATCAGTGCTGGCGGTCAGCTCAGTTGCAGCGGCAATTTGAACGTCAGTGGGACATCGTATTTGAATGGGAATCAGACCCGCGTTCACGGCACCGATGCCAACGATAGCCTTACCGTCACCTGTTCCGACTATAGCAGGTTTCTCACTATCAAACCCCAATCTCCCCAGAATAACTGGTGTCAGATGGGCTACTATTGTGGTGGCGCCGGGTGGGGAACCCTCGAAATAGTCGGGCAGCTTTACTGCGACGGCTCGATGCATTGCGGCGATCTAACCGCCACCGGCTGGATTTACGGTGGTGGCAACGGAGGAGCGCAAATTAGATGTTGGGCGGGTGATTGGGGCGCGATGTCCTACGCCATGAGCGGCGGCTACTTTGAGATTAGCCCGGATCAAGGCGTGTCCGGTTTCTACTTTCCCAATGCAGGAAACTGGTCCGACGCACGACTGAAGCTCAACATCCGCGACAGCGAGATTGATGCCCTGGCGGTGCTTGGCAGGATACCGGTGCGCGCCTTTGAATGGAACGATCACGGTCGCAAGCTAATGCCCTATCGGGACAGATCAGTAACATGCGGCCTCGTCGCGCAGGAAGTAGAGGAGCTAATACCCAGCGCGGTAGACATCCCGCCCCTTATCGGTGACGACATGAAGGCCATCCTTTATGAGCAGTTCCACCCCTACTATATCCGCGCTATCCAGCAACTAAAGGCAGAAAATGATGAGTTAATGGAAAGATTAACTAGGTTGGAGCAATCAATTGTCCATTAACTTTCCTAATACCCCTCAACCGGGGGATGAGTGGACTGATTCTGGTGCGTCTTGGACGTGGGATGGAGCCAAGTGGGAAGCAACTACCTTTGCTAATGATGGTCCTTACCTGCCACTAGCTGGTGGTATGATGGCAGGTATGTTGACTTTGTTTCATACTGCACCAACTGCTGCCTATCATGCGACACCAAAAAATTACGTTGATTTGTTTGCCCCACTTAATAGTCCTATTCTTACTGGTAATCCAACAGGGCCTACCAGGCCGGTCGGTGATAACAGTGCCAGCCTTGCTACTACAGCCTTTGTCAGCTCGTACGCACCATTAGCTTCGCCCATCTTTATCGGCAACCCACGAGCGCCTACGCCGGCTTTAGGCGATAATACGACCACTATCCCAACGACAGCCTGGGTTAAGTCACAGGGATATGGTACTGCATTGGCGTTTCTGCCGTTGACTGGTGGGACTTTAACTGGATTTCTATATATATCCACAGGTGGATCACCTGTACACGGTTCTACAGCGGCAGGGTTTGGTGCTACACGTTGGAGTTTTGCTGTAGCTCCTAGTGATGAAATTAGTACCGGAACAATTGATTATCGTGGTTTCGACACTGGAGCACTCAGTATTATTGGTGCAGGGACGGATGGTAGCAATCGTCGGATTCGTCTCTGGGACAATGTGTTGGTAAGTAATACTTTAACTGTTGGCGGTGGAGGTATATCGGCTGCAAATACGATTGCAAGCACCGGTGGCAATGCGATCATTACTTGGACGGATCGGACCAGTGGAGTGACATGGGGATGGTATGCTTCTGGCGGTTTGTGTCGATTGTGGGATGCCAATATTGGTGACATGCTCTCAATGTCCAATACTGGTAATCTGACACATATTGGTAACTATCACTATTTCTCTAACAGTGGTGGAAATGTTAATAGTTCAGGTGGTAATTTTATCTATTCTGATCCAAACTGGACGATATTCCATATAGGCACTGGTAATCAAGGAGTTCAGGTTCAAGATACTAATGGTAATGCTCGTCACTTATTTTATAGTGGTGGTAATGCTTATCATGGAGGTCCTCTTAGCATACAAGGTAATAATGCAGTCGATAGTCTACTTATCTATAGGAGTGGTGGTACTGCTTATATGACGTTTAAGCCTGAGACTGGTGGTAACTGGTCTCAGATTGGTTACTACGGATCAAGTTTTGGCTGGGGTGGTATTGAATTCCCGGGTCCGGTACAGTTTGATTCTGGCTTCACCACGTTAGGTAACCTTCAAGCCAATGGGTATGTGGTTACTAACAATTTATATCTGTGGCAAAGTTACATCTTTTTTATGGGTCAGACTAGCGCTGGACCCAATCACTGGGCTAACAATACAGATATGGGGTTCCGTTTAGGATCAGGGAATGGCACCTTCTATTTTCAGAATGTCAATGCTGCCAATAACTGTTTTATTGGTTCAGGTGGTGACATCTATGGTGCAACACTTCGAACATGGGGTGGTGGTGACTGGGGTGCAAGTACAGGTTTTGCATCTTTTTCCCAGCATATCTGGCGCTTTGCGATAAGTGGGGGTGATGGAGGTGCATCGGGTACAGTTAGTTACCGCGTTTACGATTCCACCGCACTTTGTATTGTTGGGGCAGATAGTGGAGGGGTTCGACATGTTCATTTATGGGATGATGTAGTTATAGATCGTAATTTACAAGTCAATGGTGGGAATATCTATTTACCAAATAGTTCAGGAACCGGCGTAAATATTGTTAATGCAGGTGGTAATTGGTTGCATGTCTTTGATGATGGAAATGCTCATCTCGAAACTAACACCAGACTTTGGGTCAATCAGCAAACTGGTACTGATGTTTGGTTTGGTGGACCAGTTATTACAAATAGCAACTATTTTGTTTGGGTAAATGGTAGTGCAGGTATTGGTTCCGGTCAAGGTCCTTGCATGTATGGAGACAATAACTGGATTATTGCCAAGTTGGGTAGTGGGAATTCGGGATTTGCTGTCGCAGATTGGTATGCCAATTGGAATTTTCGAGTAGACTCTGCTGGATCAGTTAGTTGTGCGAATGTTACTGTTAGTGGAAGTCTCTTTGTCGGGGGATTACAGATTTATAACAACGGCGGCTGGGTATTTGTTGCCAATTCCCTACAGGCCGGTGGCTTGTATTCACGCGGCGATATCTGGAACGCGGGGAGCATTAATTCCGGCAATCAACTGAACTGTCCTAACGCCTGCACCGCTGGTTATCTTCACAGTACCAGTGATGTTAAGGCAAATGGCTGGTTCACCAGTGGCATCGGTAATGGTGGCGCTCAAGTTAGATGTTGGGCGGGTGATTGGGGCGCAATGTCCTTCGCTATCAGCAACCAGTATTTCGAGATCAGCCCAGACCAAGGGCAATCGGGCTTTTACTATGCCCCGGCTGGTAATTGGTCGGATGCACGACTGAAATATAATATTCGAGATACTGAAGTTGATGCTCTAGCTGTCATCTGTGCAACACCTGTCCGTCGATTTGAATGGAACGAACGGGGACGCAAATTGATGCCTAATTCTGGATCGGACGTACTGTGTGGTTTCGTCGCGCAAGAGATTGAGGAAGTAATATCCATTGCAGTAGATGCCGTTCCCCTTCTAGGCGGTGGTATGAAACGTGTCGTTGATGAACATCTCACACCATATCTTTTCCGTGCGATCCAACAGTTGACTAAACGAATTGCAGTGTTGGAGGATCGGCTTGCTTCTACAGGTAATACAACGCTATAATTTGGGTTATTATCACCACACTACAACCTTAGGGGTTCGGCTATGACTGATTATGCAGATGTTCCAACTATAACAACTCTTCATCAGGAAAGTCAAAACATTCAGAATGCTCTGAATCTACTTAATGCTGGCGGTACTATGTCGAATTTCACAGTCGCGCCCCCACCTCCGCCTACTGACGGATCTGGTATACCGTCCAGTACTATGTATATGTCGGTTAATATTTCGGTACCGGGTCCGATCTCACCTGATATGACTCAGGCACTTATTGATACATTAACAACTAGACAGGCTGAAGTAGTATCGGAGTTAGCCGACTTAGGTGTTGGTCCCCCGCCACCACCAATAACTGACCCGCCTGTAAACACGACGGCTCCCGTTGTCACACAGGTCGATACTAATCTTAATTCTACAACAGGTGTTTGGGACAATACACCAACTAGCTATACGTATTCTTGGCTTAGGGAAGATGGAATAATGGTCGGAACTCTATCGACTTATCCTATTGCCTTTGCTGATGTTGATCTCTCGTTTACCTGTACTGTTACAGCAACAAATAATATTGGAACGACACAAGGTCCACCATCAAATAGCGTAGTTGTAGTCAGTCCACCCGCACCCTAGGAGGATGTATAATGGGTTCGCCTATGCCTAGTAGTGGTACACCTGTTCCTGCAACTCAACCGTTTACCATTAGATTGGAAGCGCAACAGTGGAATGCTGTATTGGCTGCGCTTGGTGAAGCACCCTATCGGGTTTCTGCACCATTGATCCAAGCGATTGGTGAACAACTTCAGACCCAGGCGAATCAGGCAGGTACCTCTGCCCCAAATGGGCTTGATGTTGATATTGTGACATCTTCTCCGCCCAACTAATGAGATACCGCAAGCTTGACCAAAACGGCGATATGCAGTTTGGTCATGGGGCTGGTGACTTTTGGAAAGACCAACCGGAAGCGGTTGGTCAATCCATCAAGACTCGGCTGCTCTTGTTTGCTGGCGAGTGGTATCTTGATACTTCTGCGGGAACTCCCTGGGGTGGGTTCCCACTAAACCAGTCTGTTGTTCAGCAAGGTAAGATACTGTCTGAGCATACACAGTTCTCAAGGGATGCGGCAATTCGTGAGAGAATTATTACAACTGATGGAGTGATGACATTAAACAATTATGGAAGCGCGTTTAATGCTAATTCCCGCGCGTTTTCAGTTGGCGCACAAGTAGATACAGTTTATGGTGGTCCTATTTCTGTAATTATCTCTCAAGTATTAGGTGCACCACCGGTTATTCAGTTTGGAGTCCCTCTTGCTCAAGAGAGACGTCCTGTAGCTCCCGTTTATAGATCCTTGCCAAGACCATCAACAAGGGCTAGGTAGAAATGGTTGCTCCCGTTGCAGTAATTGACTCGAATGGTATAACGATACCACTATATACTGATGTGCTTGCTTATCTGCAAGAACAATATCAATTGATTTATGGTAGTGATGTCAATCTGGATCCTGATACTCAAGATGGTCAGTGGATTGCGGTAACCGCATCAGCAATTCATGATGCCAATCAGACTATGGTTGCAGCTTATCTATCCTATAGTCCAACCTTTGCACAAGGTGTAGGTCTATCAAGTATTGTAAAGATTAATGGTATTCGACGTCAGCGTCCCAGTGTTAGCAATGTAATAGTGCAATGTGTTGGTGTTGCAGGTACCGGTATTGGTGGTGGTATTGTAGGTGACCAGTTTAATCTTGGTACTCAGTGGGTTTTACCACCCGAGGTTACTATTCCACCGACTGGCTTAATTGAAGTAACAGCGACTTCTAATGTTGAAGGAGCAGTTACAGCAGATGTGAATACATTAACACACATTCTGACACCAATACCTGGTTGGCAGACAGTTACTAATCCAAGTGCTGCGGTACCTGGTCAACCAATTGAGACTGATGCAGCATTACGCAGAAGACAAACAATCTCGGTAGCAAATCCTTCACAAACAGTGGTTGTTGGTATTCAAGGTGCGATTGAGGAATTAGCAGGTGTCGTCCGGGTTATGGTCTATGAAAATCCAACTGCTGTTACTGACGTAAATGGTACACCACCCTATTCAATGGCTATAGCTGTTGAGGGTGGGGACATTAACGATATTGCCAATGCTATAGCGTTAAGAAAGACACCAGGCAGCCCAACCTATGGTACCACTTCGGTTATGGTCTTTGATAGTCGTGGTATACCTTCGGTGATTAATTTCTTTGAGTTGACTATAGTGCCTGTAACGGTTGGTATTACACTGAATGCCCTTCCTGGATTTACTTCGGTAATTGAAACGGAAATCATTGATAGTGTTATCGCCTATATGAATTCTCTGCCTATTGGTTATGATTCCTATCAGTCTAAACTAGTAGCTGCTTGTCAGGTGACTGAGCCTGATGGATTAACTTATGATGTTACTTCAGTTAGACAATCAAGAGATGGGAACCCTCTTGCTATCCAAGATGTGACAATTTCTTATATTGAAGCGGCAACCGCTGATCCCACTACGGTTACAATAACCGTCAATCCTCAGCTTAGGAGGTAATCATGACTGGACTAACCGATCGCACGGCTCAAGGGCTCCTCGGTCACATCACTGGAAAGTTAGCAATCTTTCCTATACCAACAGTCTTTATTGGTTTATTTACAGCTGTTGGTAGTGATGCGGGGGTCGGGTTTACCGAAGTTGCCGGTGGGGCTTATGCTAGGTCGCCAACTACTGCAGCAACTTGGAATTCGGCAGCCGGGTCAGGACCTAGTGCAATCTCGAATGCGAACCCAATCACTTTTGCCATCTCTACGGCAGACTGGGGGACAGTCACTGCCTTTGGCTTGTATGATGCAGTTACTGCGGGGAATCTACTTGCCTGGGATTACTTTGGTAGCTATACCTGGTTGCCAACACAGATTAGTGCAGCCTCGCCTGCGATCCTGTCGGTATCACGACATGGTTTCCTTACTGGTGACAGTGTTGTCTATTCTGCAGAATATGGCGGGAGTCCCCCGACTTTCCTGCAAGGTAACTTTACAGGACTTCTTGCTGTTACTAACCCACTGACAGATTCTTTCTCTGTCACATCCACAGGTTCGGCAGTCAACACTAATACCTCTGGTAATGGAATGGTTCGTAAGGTTGCTTCGCAGCACATTGGTGTTGGTGTACAACCAACATTCCCATCGGGATCCTTGCTCATCACCTCTGCGTAACTACTGTTTTGTAGGGCGTGGATGATCGATGGATCTCTCTGGTCAGATAACGACCACATGCACAGCCAGGAATGATTATTCTGGCCAGATTCCTAACATAGCGTATACTCTATCTGGTCAAATAACCACTACAATCTCGGCTAGAAATGATTATTATGGTGGTGGTCCTCTTTACATATCCGGTCAGATCACCACAACTACTACAGCTAGTAATCTCTATACTATTGGGCCAGCAAATCTAACAGGTAGGATTGTAACTGCCGCTAAAGCTTGGGGTGGTTTTACTGCTCCTTCTGGTACTGTCTTATCCGGTCGGATCACAACTATTAGTAGTGCTAATAGTTGGATTATTACTGGTCCACTCAATTTAACTGGTCAGATTTCTTCAACCAGTGCAGTTACAGGATACTTCTTTCAAGGATCATTTAATTTAACCGGTCGAATTACATCTACTAATCGTCTTCAAACTAGTGCCTTTATTCTAGGTCAGTTTTCTGGTCGCATTACTTCCACTAGCTCGGCTAGTGGATCACCATTTGTAATGGGTAGTCTTTCTGGTACAATAACCTCTACCACTACAACGAGTTCCTGGGCTAGGTTTGGTTTCCCCTTATCTGGTCAGATTACTTCTATTAGTTCAGCCTCTACTCAATTCCAACCTACGGTTCTATTATACGGTACGATTAGTACGAGCGTTTCGACACTTGCTTCTTGGCCACCTTTTGTTACTTTATCTGGTCAGATTACTTCGACCTCATCCGTTCGAACGGATGGCGTATTCCCAGTAATAGCATTTGTTGCTGGTACAATTACTACAACTGTATCAGCAGGACTATGGGGTAATTTTCCGGAGTTTCTATCTGGTGTAATACTTTCGACAAGCTCAGCTTATGCAGAGACCGTACTTGATACTTATGTATCCGGTCAGATCACCACTATTGCTACAGCTCAAAGCATTCCACCACAACCGATAATAAATTTGATTGGTGGTAAGATCACCACCACAGTTACTGCCTCGTTTGGTGATCAGGTTGGGGCTGAGTTAGTACCACCACGTCCGCCTTATCCTGCTCCTTTCCCAACACAACCCGTAGAACATTATCTAGAATATATAACTTCTGAGCATAATCAGAAGCCAAAATACATGGATACTATTGCCATAAGCGTTGATACTTGGGTTCAGGATCAGTTAATATCGGCAGGATTACCAGGGTTATTTGATATTGATTACGCTGTTGGGGAGCAACTGGACTTTGTTGGGCAGTGGATTGGTAAGACTCGATGGATTCAAGTACCTAATGCCTTCTTTAGTTGGGACGAGGAAGGACTAGGTTGGAACCAAGCGAATTGGAAAGGCCCAGCAGATTCTGATGATCATCTTCAGCGTCTTGATGACTATCATTATCGTATACTGCTATTTGCGGCTATAGCTGCCAATCACTGGGATGGTTCTGTACCATCAGCTTATGCTGCCTGGGATGCGTTGTTTCTCTATAGTGGTGTAACAGTGGTTATTCAAGACTACGGTAATATGTCTATGATGTATGGGGTATTGTGGGCGACTGAACCGGATACCGTTCTGATCTCTATGCTTATAAACGGACATATGGATCTAAAGCCTGAAGGCGTTAAAATATTAGATTATATCTTTCAAGTCGAGCCTAATGTCGCATTCTTTGGCTTTGATGCCCAGAATGACACAATAGCTGGATGGGAAGCTGGATCTTGGGGTATCCTTGTGCCGCCTGGCTCGGGGTACGACCCGCTGCAACCAACAGGGATTACACCCAATGAGTGATGATAAAAATTCTCCAACCGAACAAGACGATCTTGTTCCTGTTCCATATGCAGGTGTAGTTGGGACTGATTTTCTAACGTTTGCTGTTGGGATTGGGGCCAATGTTGAAGCCCAGTCTGATTACTTAGCTGACCCTCAGCGTCCATCAGGAAACCTTCCTGGTATTGCGCGGTCAAATTTCAATAACAAGGCAATAAGGCAAGGTACCTTTGTTGCTCATAGCCTTTGTCTCTGGGTCAGTCAGCAGATACAGGCATACATCCCTGACGACGGAGATGACATTCACTGGATTGCCGAGTTTAGTCAGGCTCTCGCTGACTTTATCATGATCACTATTCCGCCACCGCCTAATCTTGGTGCATATTTGCCACTAGCCGGTGGCACAATGACTGGTAATATTTCCTTTGTAGCAGGTATTAGCACGATTCTGGCTAATAACACTTGGTACTATGGTAAGGATACTACTGGTCAGGCTCGTGGTCTTATCGTTAGGGGTGCTGATGATAACGTATTCATCAATGATGGTTCCGCAACTTACGTTCATATTAACGGAACACCACTTCTCAATAACAACTTTATCTACTCCGGCAGAGACACTTTAGGGAACACTCAGAGGGTTATTGGCTTCCTGAGCGATAACGCTGTGCATGTTGGTGGTTCAGGTAATATCTGGCTGGATAGCATTGGTGGTTCAGTATACGCTGCAGGTAATATCGCTATTCCGAATAACAGCTACTACTACTGTCAAGATACAGCGGCAAACGAGAGAGCGGTACTGGGAATTAACACAGCCAATTCCCTAATGATTGGTAGTGGTGGTGTAGGTTCAACCGACATCTATGCGGGTGGGGCTAATACTATCAATCTTCACAATAATACACTTGCCCTTGGTCAGCTTCAGACCAATGGTTATTTCTACTGTCAGGGTGGTGAGCGAATCTATATCCCTGGTGGTAATGATCCGCTGCAAATCTACGCGGACAATGGGTACTACGCGCGCCTGCATTATGTGGTCGGTGGTACCCGAGACTGGAGCGAGGGCTGCCTTAGCAATGGTCACTGGGCTGTTGCTGATGAGAGTGCACACGTGGTCCGGATCGAGATTGATTTCAATGGGCAGTTCCACTGCTACAACAACGTGCAGATTGATGGTAGTTTAAATATTAGTGGTAGTGTGGGTGTTGGTAATCTTACAGTATACGGTGCTGCGCAAGTCAACGGTGGTATGAATGTCTATGGTGGGTTGACCGTTCAGACTGGCAACTTTAACGTAAATGGTGCCTCAGGATTTGGTGGTGGTGTGACCATGTACAATGGTCTCAACGTCGCCGGTGGTGGTACCACAATGGGATCACTCACTTGTGGCAACTTTGGAGCGGGAGGCTCAGGTCAGATCAATGGTGGTCTGACAGTCTATAATGGTCTCAATGTTGCGAGTGGGAATGCTAGTGTTGCGGGTACGTTGACAGTTGGTGGTGTCACTTCGATTGGTTCCACCCAAGTTAATGGTAACCTCACCGTAACCAACACTCTTCAAGTCAACAACTGGGCCAGCATCTATAATGGCCTGACTATTCAGAGTGGCAACTTTGGTTGTGCTGGATCGGGGCAGGTCAATGGTGGTCTGACAGTCTATAACGGAATCAATATTGCCTCTGGTGGTGGTTATATTGCCGGTAGTTGGACCAGTGGTGGAAGTATGACTTGTGGGAATTTCTTGCAGGTCAATGGTGGGGCACAGATCAACGGTGGTCTCACCCTATACAATAGTATCTATGTTGTATCGGGTGGTGGCACGATTAACAGTTACTTGAATGTCAATGGTACCACCGGTATTAGTGGCTACTGTCAAATCAATGGTTCGGCAGTCATCTATAATGGTTTGACTGTTGCTAGTGGTGATTGCAATGTTTCTGGTAATGTGAGTGGTGCTTCCTTCTCAACTGGTGGTAATGCTTATTTTGGTGGTCTTATCCACGTCGGTCAGATTCAGGTAGGTGGTCTGGCACCTATGTATGATAATGGTGGTAATGTCTTAAATATCAGTAGTTCTGTCCAGATCCATGGCTCGCTTACAACAGACTACTTCAGAAGCTTGGGTGCGGTCGATTGTGATCACGTCTACTCCTACAATTACTTACACGCTGACAACTATCTAGATGTTGATGGCTGGGCATATCTGCGTAGCGGTATACAAATATGGGGCGACGTATTCCAATATGCTGCTAATTTCCAAACTTATGGTCACATCTTCCCCGTTCCTAACGGGTCGCAGGAATGCGGAACGTGTCAGCACCAATGGCGTAACGTGTTTTCGTACAACTTTGCGACTGAAAGCGACCCCGATAAGAAACGCGATATTGCACCAATTCCGGAAGTTTGCCTTAGCCTGGTTAACGCCATCAAGCCGTCGACTTTCAAATGGCGAAACGCGGGTGAATTTGACGATCATGGTCGGCCAATGACTGAAGACCACCCATATGCAAATACCCATTGGGGGTTTATGCAGCCCGATGTCATGAGCGTTATGAACGACCGTGAGCGGAAACTGCCAGTTTTTGGTGGTGCCTACGAAGACATGGGAGTAAAGTTACTTCAGTACAATGAGCTTGTCGCGGTGTTGTGGCAGGCGGTGAGAGAACTTTCGTCTGAAGTTGAAGCCTTGAAGAGGAGAGCATAATGCCTACTATTGCACAAATTCCAGATGCTCATGCACTGCACACCCAATTGGATGCAGTCAACAAAGCGGTTGCTTTGCTTCAATCTGGAGCACCGGTTACCAATTTGACGGTGACCCCTGCTACTGATTTAACAATTCCCACGATGGCTCCTCCTCTACCTGCAGCAGGAGCTATGGAAGCACCGCCAGTAGTGACACCTACGGTATATCAGCCACCAGTGACTATCATTCTTGATCCACCAATCACTGATGCTGCGACGATTGATACCTTGATTACTGCGCTTCAGGTGCGCGCGGGCGAGATCACGCAAACTCTAATCGACAATGGGTATTCGTCCTAGCTGCACCAGCCCAGAGATCGGCCTCCAGGCGATTCTAGCGGTATGTAATCGACTTCGTGGCACCATATAGCGCAGGCTTCCTTCCCTGCAATGTACACGCAAAAAAAGGCCCCTACGAAAGGGGCCTTTTCAGCGTCTACTCAATCGTGGGTGCTACGAATGCTAAGGTCCCCTTCTCGGTGCGGACGATCCGGTAGGTGGTGGTTGCCTCAATCCGTCGAACCTCTGCAAGTGCAGTCCGCATTTCCTCTTCTGGACTGATCTTGAATTCTCCGGCGGTGGCGGTGTGGACTCCGGAAACAATGTGAGGTCCGGAACGAATTATTTCTGGTAATGCCACTTTTTCCTCCTCTAATGGTTTGACAATTGCAGGTGTTGTGGGAACCTCAGTCACACCAACCCAAACTTGGGGTTGAACGACCCGAGGTGGTACTGGAGTCAGACGATTGGCTGGGGTATTACCGTGAGGTTGGACCTGATCCAGCAAAAGCCTGATCACAATGGTGTTGTCAACTACTAGAAACTCTGCAGGGCTTGGGCCGCATATTGGAAGGTCACCGCGAAGTTTCTCTCCTGTAGTACCGTAATAAGATAAGGTACGATCACTTAGGATCCTAGGTGAGGCTGCCTTGTGCAGAGTCCATTGGTCAGGACCATCACGTTCAGCCCGATACCCATTCCCTATCCCGACGTTACCCAAGTTACGAGGAACGAGAAACTTTATTCGATCCTCATAGATAGCAACCCGTCCTATTACCGGATCGGGTGCTGGCTTTGTTTTAGGTACAAAGACCTTATTAGGTTCAACTGCTGGCATTTCGGGCTCCTTTACTTCTGGAGCTGTAGGTTCAGAGGCATATTCGATCCTGGGTATGTCCGGAATATTGTATTTCTCCGGTTTAGGTTCATATGGTGTAGGCAGTGGACCCAACATCTCTTCAAGTTTCTGCCTTGGCTTGGGTTCAGGTTTGGGCGGAGGCGGACCAAGTAACTGGACAATGTCACGCTTCTTAATGTCAAGGTCCTTAGCACCACCGGACACTGAGTTGTGTAAGGTAATATCCCGCACCTTCCCATTATACAAGAACCTTCCGCGCGGGTGCCTGCTTTTTCGCAAGATGTCTACATGTTTGATCCCATAAGTCTCGCGCAGGAAGTCCTTGATTGCACTGTAATAGTTTGATGTTTGACTCATATCTACTCCTCATTTTGTCCCCCTATGCTCCCTTTTACGTTTTCCTTAAGTGATCTAGATCATATTGTATTTTGCGATACATTGCAAGCTAAAAAAGCAAAAAGAGGAGGCTGCGCCCGATCAAAACACAGCCTCCTTAAAGTTTTTTGTGTAGGTTAGGCTACTGCACCACCACCAAAGTTGCCTTTGCGGCGACGATACCAACCGACCAGACCAAATCCGAGAATTGCTGAACCAAAGATGGTCAGCGAACCCGGCTCCGGGACTGCTGCTGCTGGCGCGGCTTCGACAAAGAACGAGTCTGGACCATCGTTCAACCCTGACATTCTCGCGAGGAACAACACCGTGTCGCCCACATGAATGTCGTTGTTGGTCAGGCTGAAACCAGAGATCGTGTAATCGGGAAAGCCCGTGCCATTGTTGACATCCGGCACGTTACCAGTAGTACCGCCCGTGAAGCTGTCGAGTACAGTGTGTGTCGTCAGGTTCAGGAACCAGAAGCTATTCAGCGTCTCAGCGACGTTGGTTGAGTTGATATCGACGCCAATGCTGAACCTCAGATTGTTGGCAGCATCACCATTGGCAAGCAAGAATGCCAGGAGAGGACTACCTGAACCAACTTGATAACCAGTGGCGAACGTGTCATCGGCGAGCGTGTTGCGCCCACCGTTGCCTTGGTCCGAGAACGCTGAGATTGCGCTTAGATTACCTGCGTTGCTGTAATCGTTATATCCGAAATTCGCAGGCTGCTGTGGCTGGTTTTCCCCGCAGATCACGCATGGCGCGTTCTGCGGTTGATTACCGCCAGGAACGAAATTACCAAGCGATAGGCTGCCTGAGTTAGTGGTGTTCCATTGCACCCCACCCAAGGTGACAAACGTGTCAGCCTTAGCCGGTGTCATTGAAAGCAGAGCGCCGCAAGCGACACCTGCCATCAAAAGTTTCATTACAGTTTTCAACGTACTAACCTTTCTATAGTAATTGGTGGGGCCCCAAGACCCCACCAAACGTGCTAGGCAGAGGCGAGATTGCCCTTGCCGTTCTTCCGGCGACGCAGCTTACCCACGACACCCATACCAATAAGCGAGGTGCCAAAGATAATCAGCGAAGCAGGTTCGGGCACCGCTTGCGTAGTGACGATTGATTGGGTACGCCCAACCAACGACGCACCAGCGATCAGCGTACCGGTGGTCCCTTCCGACAGGGAGTAGGGACCGGTGCTGTCGAACACACCTGAAAAGTTCTGCGAGAACGAGTCAGGATCGACCACGGCAGCGTGCGTCAGGGTTGCAAGCAAAGTCCCCGGCAGATCAGTCGGGGTGTCCGCGCCTTGCGTGTTCGCCGCATCACCAAAGAACGTCTCAGTGACGCTGGAGCCGATACCGGATTGGAACGTCCCGGCGCCACTAGCGGTGAACGCCGTGACCGGACCCAAGAAGCTGGTCCCACTCACGGCAAGCTGAATCGAAACCGTACCCGTGTTATTGTTGATCACCTGAAACGAGGAGGTGTTCAACGAGTTTGACGGTCCGATTACCTGAGTCTGTGCTGATCCGAGGAACTGCACACCGGCGATCGTCTGATTGGCAATTTGCAACTGACCAACTGCGTTGTTGGTGTCGCAAGCTGCCTGATCTGCGCAGACGAATGAAGTACCGTTGATGTCTGCGGCGATCTGTAGTGTCGCGTTAGCCGAACCTGCCAACGCCAACCCACCCGCAAGGATGGTGCTGGCTAAGGCTAGGTTTTTGAGCTTACTCATATTTACCTCACTTTGCTAGTCTAGCTAGCAGAGCATTGCAATAGCTATGCCACTAGTGTCTTTGTTTGTTTTCAAGAGGTTAGGTGTTCGAAGGGGTGCAAAGTGTAAAGTTTAGGCGACACTTTCATTGTCGGATTTTACACTTTTTAGTGGGTTCTTTGGGCAATTATCAAAGTGCCATCGAGTTAGTACTCCTCGATTGTTCTTATGCCCACAGTGAGGGCATTCACCCATGCCCTTTGATGTAAAGAACCTCTCGTTAAAACTAATCGATCGTTCAGGTCGTTTATGTAGTGATCTAATCTCAGACGATTTTGTCATTGTACTTGATCCTTTTCACGAAGCCACGTAGTAATATGTCGCTTGATGATCTTGGGATTGATATTTGGTGGTTCATCATGTGCCAAGATGAACTTGCCAACCAGCTCAACAGGGTCCGAGTCCACTGGAGGTAATCCTGTTTCAAGCCAATTCTTGACCAGTGGGAGTATATCAGGTGCAGTTATGATTAGTTCTTTGAATACATCACTAGCTGGGATCGAGTTGGATGTGGAGGATCCAACCCTTAAAGCCCCATTGTCACCGATATAGTAGTTCTTCTCCCCATCTTTTTGATAGACTGCATAACGTTGTGATCTGGTTTGCTGTTTTGTATAACCCATCACTTCAAAGCCAGCGATATACTTTTCACGAAGTGTAGTGGGATTACGATGATTAACATGGCGACGTCGGACCGTACGACGCCTAGGAGTAGTAAATTGTAAAGGCATCATGCTTCTCCATCTTTGAATAACCAGGACCTAACTGCGCAATCCTTGGCCTCCAATAGTTTACGAAGGCAAGTGGTCTTCTCAGGGTTGTTTGGGTATGTGTCAATACCCGCTGCAAACTCCTGAAAGCTTTTGGATACAGGTTGCAGGTGCTCAGGCAGATGTTTGTACTCGAAAAACTGCATTAGGTAGTGAGGCATTGCGACCTCCTGCAAGTATCAACACAGCATTTAGGCCGGATTGGAAACACCATCCGGCCTAAATCTTAGGCTACTTGTTCTAGGTCCCCTCGAACATAACGAGGGACTGGAACAGGGCTTCCCCTAGTAAATTTTGCCGTCGCAAGACGCTCAAATTTTCGTAGAAAGGTCAGGTGTTGCTCGCTTTCCTGGGTTAGGTACCGAACAATCGGCTGACGCATTCTAGCCGGTAGCTTACCGATCCAATAGGTGTCGAAGGTTCGTTTGGAATTCTCTAGGCGGTTGTAAGTCCATAGGGAGATTCCAAGTGAATCAGCAACCTCTGTTTGCGTCAGTTCAGCGTTCATGCGCGCCTCGCGCAGTACACGACCAATGTTTCTGTCCATCATTGCACCAATCCTGTGAGGCTCACTTGCCTACGTGTTATAAATAAGCATTTTTGCGTCGATTTGCAAGAACAGAAAGTGCGGCAGACGATATCGTTTCCGTGTAACGAACAACCCCTGGTTCCTACACTGGGGCTGGAAGGAGGACGGACGATATCTTGTAGGACAAGCTGGCATTACTACCAGGCTTCATCCGCTCACCCGATGGAGATCCTCCTTCACCGTAACTAATGGAGCATGTGACTGGTTGGGCTGAGAGGACGCACCGCATGACCCAAACGTTTCTTTTGCACGTTCTTTGGTACCAACTTTAGTCCGTTAGTCCGTTCAACGATGTCCCTGGGCTCATTGGCCGGTACGACTCGATAGACCATATGGGCGCCCGCTGCCCGAAGACGTCCGCGCTCGTAGTGACGCTGTGACACCTGGTCCCAGTTCTTTTCGTACTCGGGCGGGTAAGGGCGCTGGGCCAGATAGTCCTGCCATCCACGTGCGCTGTACCCGTTGGGCCTAACCTTTGGTAGGTGATTCGCATTCGAGCTCATATGGGTTCTCCTTACTGACCCCTTAAATATAAGCGGTTTGCGATGAATTGCAAGCTTTAATTTGATCTCAGAGTGGGCAGCTTTAGCGGCATCGGCTTCAACGGGTTTCCCCTCCATCTATCCGCTTGACGACGTGCTGCCCGACGCCGGGAATTAACCCATGCCTAGGGCTTTTTTGCGGGTAGCCGTCCCGCTTCTCATCATGAGGGTTGCATCCTCACTAGCCGGGAGCTACCCCGGCTCGTCGGTAAGTCCATTTAGGTGGCCATCAGTTCACGAGCAGCAGGACCGTCCTTCCGCCGCCTGCGCCGGCGCTTCAGAAAGGACGTCTGATCCTTCTCGTTCCAGGACCGAATGAGTGCCATGTCCAGATAGTCCAGATCGAGACCAAAGTCCTCATAGCCCTGTGCGATCACGTCCAGATAGTGCTGCCCAGGAGGCTGAACACCACCGTGGCACATCTGATACACCAGGACATCGGCAACCTTACCGGTCTTGACCATCTTGACCTTGATGTAGA